TTTTTCTGTCTGTCGCTCAGTCCTTGTTCCTCAATTAGAAAATGGGCAAAGTCTGGGCGTAGAGGTGTCTGGTATCTTCTATTTATCCTTCTATTCATTGTGTTCTATTGCTGATCCTTTCTATTTAAATGTTCCGTATGGCTTTACATTTACTCCTGCCGAATTTAGTTCTCCAGCGGCCATCCAGCGTCGTGTTCCGTCGCCACCAATCCAGCTGATCCATACATATCCTTCTCTACGAACATACCCGTCGTAATTTACAGGCATTCCGTTAGTATAAGTTAGTCCTGTATCTTGTCCTTTTAGGCTTGGCGCACGTCTAATTTTGATTGTGCAAGCGGGATAGAATGTTGCTTTCTCATATTTAAAGTCTGAAGGAATGCCATTTAGCACGGATGCTGATCCAGTAGTGGTTCCGCCTCCTTGATTGAATGGTACGTGGCTCGCATCTGTCCAGTTTGCGAATGATCCCTTATTTAAAATCACAGTTCCATCTGTTACAAATGCTAAATCTGCGGACACGTTGTTTGGAAGGTGCCAAGTGCCTTGTGCGTTTCTATCGTACATATGTGTGTATTTGCCTTTTGCAACTTCCATGTGGCTGTGGTTTCCTGTAGCGTATCCGGTTGTTCCTTCATCTCCGAACGTGTCGCCTTGCTTGAAATACTTCACTCTTTTAATGTCTTCGATATAGTTATCGTGAATAAACATAAATGTAGCAAAATCAATCGTTCCGTCTCTGAATAGCACTTTCTTGTCTGATTCTAGGAAAACAGCGTTTCCGTTTCGTGCTGAATCATAGGCTACTAGATGACAGTCGCATGGTGCGATAGTTTCGTCAATACCTGTATCCTTTCCCGCATTGTCTAAGGCATTAGTTCCTAGGTGTGTTCCTACGTTGTTTCCTTGGGTTACATTCATGTATTCCATTGGAAAACCTAAAAGCTGATATCCGCCTTTTGTAATTTTTTGTCCTTTTCTCATTTTATGGACCTCCTTCTATTTATTAAAAAAGAGCCTATTTCTAGACTCTAAATATCTTTAACTGCTACATCCATTAATTCATTGTATTGTTCTTCTGTGATTCTTCCACATGCAAAGAATACATCAATTTTGTTTTTCAAATCATCTGTCAGACCTTTTCTTTCTTTTAATTTTAGCAAAGTTTTAAATAACATCTTCTATACCTCCAATTCTGTTAATGTTACTGCGTATTCTGAATTTACATACGCTTCTGCGGATTGTAAATCCATATCATAGATATAATCACGATTATCGTTCAATTGTTGTTTCACGTAATTCCAACCATTAGCTAACGAGATAGGATAGTTAAATACTGTGTATCCATCTAACTGTTCTGATGCGACTGAAATGTTGGTAACTGGGTAATAGGTTGATAACGTTTTTAATTTTTCTTGAACATCTGATGATAATGGTTCAAATTTTGAGTTGTTTAAACGTGCATAAACATGAAGCTTATTTATATTGTTTATAAACCAATCTTTTGCCGTTTGTTCATCTTCTCCACACGTGCTTTTGTTAATTCTTAAAATAATATATTGTGAATCGGCGTAGATACCTTCGTTGTCAACATTCCAAATGATTTTATACGGCAAAATATTACAAATACAAGCGTACGAACTAGATTTTAGAATATCAGTACATTCTATTCTGAATCTATTTGTGTTATTACTTGTTGCATCAATTTCTATAGATGTATTTGATATGTGTTTAAAAGCATCTACAACATTTCTTTCGATTCCATAAACACCTTCTTTTTCTACAACTCTATCGCTGATATACTGTTGCCCGTTAATCGTTACATTACCACCACTAGATACTGGAATCGCATTAAGCGTAATAGGTAAAGCAATTGATTGTTCTTTGTATGGTTCATATGTGTTTTCATTGCCGATATACAGAGCATAGTTTTCAGATGTTTCTGAAAGAAACAAATAAGTAAACGCAATAACATCTTTGTTAAGCGTGATTTGTTGTTTTACGGAACCTTTGTCAAATCCAAACCACTCTATCCCCCCATCCACTGTTTGAAACTTTAAATTTCCACCATTAGAATTCACACCATTTTTGCAAATAAGTGTTAGCATTACACCTTTTTTTATGTTTGTTCTTTCTGTATCATTATACCTTAAATTTGGTTGCAATAGATTCTTCCCACAAACTTTGATAGTCGGATTCAGAACGTTCTTAATCTCTTGTGGATAATCTGGACTAGGTGATGGCTTACCGCCAACATAAGGCTCATAGGATGTAGCTTCAGAGCCTTTTTCTATCTGAATCAGAATATTCGAAATATTATAGGTTTTGCCCTCTGTAACAACAAAACACACTTTTGATACCTCTGCATTTTCTAAAGTAGCTGGTTTTTTCTGCTCAAGAACATTTGCGAATGATTTGTTCGCTACTAATGTTACAACATTAGTATAAATATTAGTGCTCAAGATGTACGTTCCATCTAACACAAAAGAATCAATATCAAGAATTGCATATCCTGTTTCTGTTGCAGTTCCTTTCAATGCAATTATTCCATCCTTCGCAGTAACAGTTACTCCTCGTATTGTTTGTGTACAATCTCTAATTCTAAGGAGATTCTTTCCACGATACTGCTTCTGCTCACTCTGTCCATATATCATCATATCCATGATTTTCCCATTATCAGAATCTGTTACATGCGTTTCTCCTTGATTACTAGCATAGAATTTAGTAATCTTTTTGTCATTCAATTCGTTGATAGCTTTTGTGTTCTGAGAAATTGCATCTGTACTTTCTTTTAAATTGTCGGCATATTCCTTTGCTTTATCTTCTGAAGCTTTCGCATTTACGGCACTTGTATTAGCTTCATCTCTCAATCCACTTGTATCAGTTTTGATTTGATTCAATTCTGTTTTTATTTGATTTGAAAAGTCTTTCGTATCATCCAAAGCTTTTTGAGCATTTGTCGCACTAACTTGTGCATTTGTAGCACTTGTCTGAGCGTCTGATGCGTTCTGTGCGATTTGGCTAGCTAGATTTTTGTATTCTTCAGTTACATCACCGGGTTCCCCTTTTTCACCGGGGTCACCTTTTTCACCTCTAGGACCTTGAGCACCTATAAATTCTCCGTTATCCAATTTAGATTGAACCAAAGCAATCAATTCATCCATTGACTGAATTTTTCCGTCAATCTTAACATAATAGTTCTTGATATTTGGATCATCAGGGTAGTTCTCGTCTTCGCCGATTCCACTGTAGTTGCTCGGTGTAATCATCATCTTAAAGTTTGGAGTTAGTGCTATAGGAGTACTTCTGGGTTCTCTAGCGATAATCTGCGCTTTAACTTCACCACTATATGTTGTCAACGGTCTTGATACTACATACAAATCACCAACTAGTGGCACTTCTTTTTCATAGTTATCTTTTTTCACATATATGTATTTGTTAGGTAAATCAGGCAGTCCCTTGAAATGGATTACAAGAACCTCATTGCTATACTGTTGCCCAATATTAAAACATACGGATCTTGATACATTTATTTCTTTAATCTGCATAATGCTCCTCCTTTAAGCAATTCTAACCCACATCACTATCCAGCCTCTTCCATTAGGCGCTACATCTGGATACTGTGTTGTTGTTGGCGGTGTATCTGGTGCAGTTTCATAATCCCAAGCGCTCCACAACCATCTTTGTCCCTTACTTTGATTGTTCTTGTAAATTTGTACATTTCTGTTATTTTCAAATTTAGAGTTTAATACATCTAAGGCAAAGCTTGAATTGTAAACCGGATGCATACAAATATCTACGTGTTGCCATTTCCCACCTAATAGTTTTTCTATAGGGCAAACCAAGTCCCCCTTATTAATCAGATCATTCAAAGAGCTATTCAGGGTGCTATACAGATATATCGAACCTACAGGATAACAGGCATTTAGTTTTCTATCCATATACGATTTTAAAAGTTTTCCGCATCTAGCTGATAGAGGTTTGCTAGGGTCGTTACTGTCTAGATTATCAACTATAAGTCTTTTCATGTTCTGCAGTAATAAATTCATCTTATGCACCTCCTAAATTCTTGATACGTTTCATTTTTCCGTCTTTTTTATAAAAGCCTTTTTTAACTTTGATACATTTTCCATCTTTCTTGAGATAAACTCGAGCACGCTTAATCTGTCCCTCTATTTTGATTCCAATTCGTAATTGGTCGACTGCCGTTGTAAATTCTGCATATTTACCTCCAGTAAGAGCTAATGCACCATTTCGGTCTACTACTTTAAGTGTAATCTTGTAATGTGTCTCCGGAGTCAGATCCGTAAGTGTTACTGTTCCGTCAGTGTTGTCTGGATTTACGTTCCAGGTATTACCGCTGATTGAATCCCACAGGTAGGCTCTCCAAAAGTTGTGCTCGTTACTTAATTTGTAATCGAAAGTAGCTGATTTGGCTTTAATATCTCTCGGATTTTCGCAGTGATATATGCTCGGCCTAGGCATGGAGATTGAAGCCCCAATACTACCGCTACCATAGTAGATACTACCACAATTTAAAGTTACTCCTGGTTCATGGTATACTGACTGGCCATTTCCGTAGGGGAGGTCCACAGTTCCGCTAGCGAATACCGGTGAATTGCCTGAACTGCCTGTATAATAATGAATATTAAATGTGTGTACTGTCGTATGAAATGTGAATGTGGCTCCATTATAGTCGATACCGCCATAGGCACTGAATGAAAGATACGCAGAATAATGCCATCGCATTAGACAGTTTGGGTAGTCTCCCACTATTTCCGTTGAATAATTCACTACCAGGTTTACATATTGATTATTCGTTTTAATAGATTTACTTGCCATCTAACCACCTAGCTTTCAATCTGTAATACAAGCCACCCGTCCTTCGCTTCTGTAGGCGGGTTCACTTCAGGGTCATTCGTTACGACTACATAGCCTACTGAATTCTTGTACTCTTCTAAGCTATGTGAAACTTCAGTAATATTCGTCGTGTTCTGTTCAATCGCATTTGTGTTGGCATTGATTTTATTTAGTAGATTTCCTGCCGTATCTCCTGTAAGAGTTCCTTGTATTGATTTCATTAGCTCACTAAACTGCCTTTGAAATTGGTCTGTTGGAAGCTTGATTAATCCATCCACTGCTAATCCACAGTAGTCCTCATTTAAACGTTGGTCTGAGATGTCTGCATCCGTAATAGATGCGGTATTACTTTTTACTAGGATAGTGGCTAGAATGATTTCATATTGATTCACATTTCGTACCGGTGTTGGCATTGTTGCTGATCCCTTCACGTATCTCAAAACGCAAGTATTTAGCGACTTATCATATCTAACTGAGATATAGTCGTATCTATCAAATGCGCTTGCCGTGTCAATCGTAAATCTCACCTCTTCGTCATTGGCATATGTAATTCCTCCAATTCCGTTAGTTGAGGCTAATAGAAAAGCAACCCCTTCACTTACATTCACAATCATTCCGCCCGCTGCTGTAACTTCTAAATCGTTGCCTGTAGCATTAATAATTCCTGCTGTTCTTGCCGCATGAAACAATCTTACTTGCTCAGCTAAATATTCCGTATCATTCAACGGATATGCATATTGCGTCATTTCTCTACCTCCCCGCTATATATTTCTGTTTCAAGTGTAATTTGTACGTCTTTGTTTGCCTCTTCTACAAAGTTTATTCCTGTAATCCTCTCGTTTTCTTGTATTCCGTATTCCATAGACTGAATGGGAACAATGTCTCCTAAATCATAATCGGAGCCGAGTACGGCTATCTGATTATCTGGTATTAATTCAAAGCCAAATTTATAGGCACTCTTGTTAACTTCGTCTAGTTTTGAATTCCCACGTTCTTGAAGCAGCGCGTTATATTCTTCGTCCGTATAGGTGTGTTTGTTTCCATTGGAATCTTCGTACTCGGATTGAATATCTCTCGCATCTACATAAAGCTCTCGTATTTCTTCTCCTTCTTTATGTCTGTCAACGATAACGCATCTTCTTTGCTCTCCTGAGTCCTCCCCTAGAACATAGGCATAATTCTTGTACTGCGAATAGTCTCTTTCATAGCTGATGTTCGTAAGGTTTCCTAGGACATCACTGAACTTTGCTCTCGGTCGATATCTACCTTCATAAATTTCAAGTGTGTTTAGCTCCTCAAGTGGATTCATAAGAACTCTGAACCCTAATCCTCCTTGTTTACAGTACTCTAGAAAAGAGGCTTCTAGAGTTTCATATGTGGTAGTTGAACCACCCTTGATATTTACGTCTATTCCTTTTAGCTCCGGCACGTTAATATCAAGTCCTCTTTGGTTATTATGCACCAACTGAAATAAATCACCCTCAATATTCTTGATCGTGTGGGTTGTAGTATTGATTCGCTTACCAAGGTTATTCATAAATCCGTGTATTTCGATTTCGTCTGAATTGTATAAAACATCTTCGATAAATAGAATTTCTCTACGTTCCTTGCAGACTATCCTACATTCACCATTCAAATATTTAAGATTATCTTCCGTTTTTCGAGCGTGTATCTCTGCGGTACCTGTATCGTTATACCTTGGCTTCCATTGTATAGACGTACAATTCTGCAGTTCTCCTTGTCGCTTTCCTTCTTTGTCGTAAATCAAGTAATTCATACTAAATACCTGCCATAACTTCATCAAAAGTCAGTACAACTTCTAGATTTTTTTCGTTTGTTTCTGAGCTATAGCGAATAACATTGTCGCCTTTATTCAACTTAAAAAAAGTACTTTCATAGCTCATATCAGGGAAGGCATTCACTACTGAGTCTTCCTTGATTAAATGACAGTATTTTTCGTTGTCATGGGTGTTAATTTCTAACGTTTCGCCACTCTGCAGAGTTAGATTAGGAAACTCGATAACTTCCTGGGTATCAACTTTTACAATTTTCGGAGCTTTCACTTCCGCAGTTGCAGTCATACGTACTAAAAACCCTGTTTCCAACGACCCTTTGTTTTTGATTGTTTGTAAAGGTTGATAAGTTCTTTCTGAAATTTTCCATTTTTGTGTAGATGAGTAAACCTGCTTAAATCTGAATCTTGATTTCAGATAGTTGAAATACGTTACATTCGATACGTGGCTTCTTGGATATGGAAACGGTACCCTTACAACAAGCTGAAAGTTCTGCCATACAGGATTGATACTGATAACCGGAGTTTGCTTTGGGATTACTACCCAGTACACATCTATTTCGGCTAAATCATTTATATAGCGCAAAGTAGCAGTTACTCCCGGAAGAATAACTGCTAGTAATGTTTTACGAATACTCGGCTTATAATGGTAACGCCCTTCTATCGTAAGGTCCTTAGCTTGCACAGATTTACCAGTGATAGAAGAACCCACTTGATTATTAACAGTAGACTCTGACAAATTTATTTCGTTTGAGGTAAGTCCGTCTATACTTGTAATACGAATACCGGAGCTCGCAGAGAACTCTACGGAATCTCCATAAGCGTTGGTATATATAACTTTTATTGCCATGCTAACCTCCTTACGCTGTTTCTAGTCTGTTGACCGATTTCGCTAGGGCTCAAAGCCTTAGCTGAATTAATTGTTTGATTTACATTATAAACTGTTGTGTTTCCCGGACTTCCTTTAAAGCCTCCAGAATCGCTTTCTAGGGCCAATCTTGAAGTTAGGCTGTCCATGTTAGCGGCATCTATTAGTTCAGTCGACATACGTCCCATAAAGGCCTTAGCCTTTGGCATAGCTTTTTCTACACCTAGAGTGATTCCGGCTGGAATCCATTTACCGATACGATCGGCAAATAGTCTTGAAGGTGATCCAATTCCTAGTGCTGACTTTACGCCATCTATAAGACCTCTAGCCATATTTCCAAGCCAACCAGTCAAGGCTCCCCAGGCTCCGCTGATTCCACTTCTTATTCCGTTTACGATATCGGCACCAATCGAAACCATTTGTCCTGGTATTTGTCTGACTGTGTTTACAATTCCATTAAAGAATTGCCTTCCCGCTTGAATCGCTTGATTTGCAAAGCTTCCGACAAAGCTTGCCGCACTTGAAATCGTATTTGATAAAAAGGACCACACTGTTCCTGGTAGCTGCTGGATAAAGGTCACCACGTTAGTGATAAAGTCTTTTCCTGCCTGAATGGCTTTCTGGATCATTTGACTTACCCACTCGGCTGTCTTGTTGATTGTCTCAAGAAGCCATGTCCAAATCATGCCAGGTAGCTGGGTGAACCACTCGACGACTCCAGATATAAACTGCGGGATGTCCTGCGTTACGAATTGCACTAGGCTTGCACCCCATTCGATTAACTTTCCTAAAATAAATCCTACAGCGTATCCGATCCAGTATGGTATCGTTGTTCCGAAGAACGTTTGAATGTTTGTCACTAGTGTGTTTATGCCTTCAGGAATCGTTACCGTAAAAAACTGAACTACTTGATCGGCTAAGTTCTGTGCTGCGTCTACAAAGCTTTGAAAAGCTTCTGGAATTGTTACTGTGAAGAAATTAATGATCCCATCTATCACTTGTCCAGTAGTTTCCTTTATACCATCCCATAAATTGATCCAGAACTCTCTGAATCCGTCGCTTGTATTCCAAAGATATACGAAGGCTGCTACTAGTGCTCCGATAGCTACGACTACCAATGTGATAGGTCCACCGATTACTCCTAGAGCTGCGCTTAGTCCAGAAAGGCCTCCGCCAGCTAGTGTGAATGATTCGGCCATACTCGCAAATACGCCTGTTCCTGATGATGCAGCATATGCTAATCCGTCAATCAATCCGGAGCCCTTCGATACAAGACTACCGAATGTCTTGATCTTCTTTCCGGCATCCCCGATTGTTTTAGCTATATCGCTTACCGCTTTGATTCCCTTCCAGGTTGCAAAGGCTCCGGCGACTGCTACAATCAAAGGCATTAGTTCCTGAATCTTATCTGCTACAGTTTGTACTTTGTCTATAATGTCTGGAAGCTTCTCGATAAATGCTGCGACGAACTCTCCTACTTTTTCTACAAGAATTGGCAGAATTTCTTTAATCCTGTCTAGTGCATCTTTGATAAAGTTCAGTGAGTCTCCTGGGTCTAGTTTTTCTTTGACTGTGTCTTTTACTTTGTTCCAGGCTTCCTGAATCTTTTCTGCTGCAGCTTTGATTGCTTCCGCTGTTGGCGCGAAGAAATCCTTAATTGCATTCAGCGCTTTTGGTAGTTCTGCGGCAATCCAATTCAGAACGTTTCTGATTACTGATCCAAAGCCAGCAATCATTCCCTGAATATTGGGTAAACCACTATCTGTTAAAAAGTTGTTTAAAGCCTCGATAATGTTAGCTATACCGATTGCGATACGTGCCGACATATTTGAAAAGCTAGTTGCAAAACTTCCGGCCATTTCCTTGGCTTTTCCTGCTACAGCTGGGAATGTCTCAGTTCCGTTTTCTAGCGCGTCCATCAGTACATCATTGAATTCCTGCGCACTAATCTGGCCCTTGGAGAAAGCGTCTGATACTTCTTCCATACTCTTTCCCGTTTTTTCTGCGAAAATCTTTAAAACCGGAATTCCTGCATCTGTTAAACGTTGCCATTGATCTGCAGAAATTTTTCCAGATGCGTTCATCTTTGCGATTGCGTCTACTGTATTGGCCAAGGTTTCATTGGTCCCGTCTCCATAAAAGGAAACGGCATCCATCATGTCCTTTATCATTCGAGTAGATTTATCTAAGCTTAACCCTGATGTAGCTAGCTTTTGAGTTGAAGTAGCTGCTGTATCTAGTCCATAGGCGGTATCCGTTACAGCATCACTTAAGTTATTCACAACCGTTGCAGCTTTTTTGCTGCTTCCCGCTAAAACTCCTATAACTTGTTTAGCTTTTTGCATGGCATCTAATCGAGCGGTTGCTTTCCCGATTGATCCAGATATTAAATCCCAGCCCTTGCTGGCTGCTTTGAATACTGTTGCGCCAACAAAGGTTGACTTTACCTTATCCGCGAAGCTTTCCGCACTTTTATGCGCTCCGCTTAGGCCGCTTTTGTATTCGCTGTCGTCAAGTCCTAGTTTGACTTTGATTGTTCCATCAGCTCCTGATGCCATTTTTCAACCTCCTAGGTTTCTAATCTGGCCAGAAGTTCTGCTTCTATTTCTTGCGGTGTTCTTTCCTTTTCTGGTCCTTTGTTCTCGGGCAGGCGGTAATACTTTTCTAGACGCTGCGCGCGATTCTTCTCCTCTCCTTTTAGATTTGAAGTATCCTTGGTTCTGTAACCAATAACGCGTATGATCATGGTGTCGTCGCTTAGGGCGTTAAAAAGCGCCTTAAATTCAAACCAATGAAGTTTGGCGTCTAAAAGATTTATATTGTATTGCTGCCTAAACGCTGCATATATAAGGTCCATATCGTATTCAAACCGATAGCCTTGTCGTCCGTTTGTCTTGGCATAAGATTCTTTAGGCTTTTTGTCGCAAAAATAAAAGCCCATTATTGCATCCCATAGGTTCCTCTGATCGCCTTTAAAGCCGAACGGGTTGATTCCTATTAGATCACAAATAATGGGCAGCTTCAGTTCCTCTGGTATTGCGTTATCTTGTATAACGCTGTCAACTCGGACCCAGGTTCTAAAGTCTGCAAAAATAGGGAGAATCGTTCCATTAGCGTCTATGCTTTCTGGAAGGTCTTCTCTCTCTAGCCACAGCATTTCTTCCTCCATATCGTTTGTCTGCGTATTCTAACGTCCTGTTAAATTTGTCCATAGATTCGCAAAGCTTGTCGATTTTGTTCAGGTTCTTCTTTTCTTCTTCCGCGGCTTTTGCCTGCTGATCCTTTAAAAATTCATCCTGAAAGATGCTGTGTAATGTGAAGCAAAGTTCAAACTGTGCCGAGCTTCCTTCGTATCCTTTGAATAAAGTCTCAAAGGCTCCATCTCCTAGAATCTTATCAATCAAAGCAGGGCATTCCTCTAGCGATTCTTTTCCGAATTTGTTTAGAGAATTCTGCTCTGTTGCCCAGTTTTCTAATGCTTCAATTTTAGAAGTGTCCTTTACATCGACTAAGAATCTGTGTCCGTCAATGTCGATTTCTTTTAATAGCTGCTTTTGTAACTTTAGTTCCATGATGTCCTCCTTATGTTGTTAAGTACTTTACTCTGTGGCGCTGTCTGCAGTAAATGTTTTCGTCTTAATGTTAAACGTTCCCTTTACCTGATCGCCTTGTTGTGCGAATGTTCCAGAGCACATTAGTTTGCCTCCGGCTTCCCCGCTTCCAGGGTTATCTGGTTGCACTTCATAGATTCTTTGATATGCTACAAAGTCCCCAGATTTGGCTGTTTTCTCGTTCCATGTTTCCACTTCGATCTCTTCAAAAGTAGAACCAACTCTTTGTTCTTTACCTTGCAAGTACACCCAGTAGTTAAATGCATCCCCTGGGTAGGCTCGGCCCTCGTAGGATACTGTAGGCGCGTAGCCTGTTACTTGGCTTTGGCTTCCGGCTTCTCCGATATATTGCACGCCGTCGTCTGTAGTAGCGTTCATGGCTTGCTCCCAGTTAGTCAATCCCTTGTTGGCTAGAACGTAGCTCTCCGAGCCTGTGAATTTGACGTAATGTAGGTTATCTTCGACCTTTAGCTCTCTATTAGGTAGTTCTGTTGTCATTATTCAAACCGTCCCTTCTTTTCGTAGGTTAATGTCATAGAGCAATAGAAAGTTGAAAGCGTGGCCTCTTCTCCCGTGTAGTCTGAAGGTAGCGTTGTGAGCGTGACCTCTTGTGGCGTGGCTTCGTCCAGTGCTAGATTTGGGAAGCCTTGCGTCTCTTCTTCCGCGAGTGCCTGTACTAGTGCATACAGGATTCTGGATAAGTCCAGACGTGCTTTCGTGTCCTTTCTACTTGCTTGAATATAAATTTCAAATGGGTAAGTAGCCCTATAGCCACCGCCCAGATAGTGTTCTATTTCTTCCGTGTAGCCACTACTTTTGAAAAGTAAAGCGGTGTGCTTGGAGTCGTTGAAGTACTCCAGGCACCACGGTATGTTGTTGATTTCGATTGAAGAAAAGAAATTGTACAATCCGTCTTCAATCTGTTTTACGTCTTCCAGCTTTATGATCTTCTTTTCACTCATCTGAATTCCTCCTTAAAAAACTTTTTAGCTCCTTCCATCCAGGTAGTCTTTCGTGCTTTCAATGTTTTAGGCCACCACTCCGAGCCTCCTTGTCTATAGCTCAAATTTCGAGTTGTATAGACTTTTGTTTCTCCGTGTTTAGCCCATGGACTGTGACTATGGGTTCCGATCATAATTCTTCCTGTATGTTGGAAGTGTGCGTAAGGCGTATCCCATACTATCCAATCGTTATCCTGTGCCGCCCATCTTAAAGCTGATGCTCTCAGCGTTCCTTTTCCGATAGGCACATTTTTGTTCGTGTCTTGAACTATAAGCTGCTTTAGTTTCAATCTAGATCGGCGGAGCGCTTTCGTTCCTCTAGCCTGTAGCTGTGCTACCGGAATATCGACTATAACTTTTAGATGATACTCACTCACATGTTACCTCTATAAATTCAGGCATATTTCTCAAGGGATTTAGGATATTCACATTTGTGATCTCGTAAAGGTCGCCGTGTACTTCGATACGGTCCCCGGTTCTAATTGTGAATTGAGTATCTGGCGTCTTAAATTCTGAAGGGGAAACTAGAACCTTGTCCGCCTTATAATCGTTCACGTCTATCGTTATGAGGATCGTATCTGAATTACTGGCGCCAGTCTGTCCATAAGTCCGGGCTTTTGTTTTGGAAACCTTTACGTGTTGGACCGTTGCTATTGACGTAGTTTCTTCTAGGTTTTCTTCTCCTAGAATGTTCATGACTTTTATTGTGTGCGGCCTAAGCCATCTCGGGCTTTTTACCATACCGTCTGGCAGGCTAGTCCTGCTTTGAATAATTGGTAGTCAAGCTCTGATATTGCTAGGCTTGATAAGGGTATGTCATGGAACCTTATCGTTTTCGCATTATCTACGGAATACGAGAAACCGCTTGTGGTTGCGCCTGTGAAGTTCATATCGCTAGAACCTACAAAGCAATCCATTCCGCCATGTGCTTCTATGAAGTCAATCTGATATAGGACTGCTTTTTTTAGATCCATGTCGTAGTCTTTCAAAGCCTGAACTTTCCAGTATGGAATCTTCTCTCGAATGTAGGCTTCTAATAGGCTTTCTGTTCTTGGTTCTATTTGTGAGTACTCTTCTTCATCATGTAGCGTTCCATCTAAGGCTGTGTATTCCTCAAAGCTTAGGATCATAGTTATCTCCTATTTACTTTCTCGCGCTGCTGCGACCGGAGCCACTTGAACGTTACGGAATACACCGGCTTTTGTAGTATCTTTTGAAACGATAGAAGCAATCATTTCTACTTCTCCTTTTTTTACTGCTCCAGGTTCGCTTAAGTTTGGCATGTATTGGTGAATGATTTTTTGTCCTTGTGGACTTACTGCGTGCACTGCATCCAATCCGAATTTTACAGCGTAAATGTTTGTAGTTCCTGTTGAGTCGTCGATAGGTACGCACATTACAGATTTAGTTCCATTGTAGTATTCTCCCATATCAACGATTGCGATTTCGTCGTAGTATTCGACTTTTTGTCCGAAGTCGTTCTTTGTACGCTCATAGTAACCTTGCATTTTAGCTATAGTTTTTAGCATTGTAGCTGTCTTACGATTTACTAATAAGGCATCTGGTTTTACTGAGAAAGTTGATAACCATGTGTCTAAGGCATAAGTAAATTCATTTGCGTTTTCCTTGATTTTTGCGGCAGATGACATATCGAATGGTGCTGCTTCGTTTTTCTCTTCCGTATTTGTCCCCTTTACTAACACATCCAAACCGTCAAAGCTTGTGTTATCTGTTGCAGCAGTTCCTTTGGCTGTTGACTTTCCGTTAATGAAGTCATAGTGAAATTTGTTCTTTACTGCAATGATTTTCTGAGCTAATTGGAATGCAATTTCTGAGCTTGCTGCTGTGTCTTCTAATACACGGTCTACTTCATAAGCTCCACCAAAGATTTTTAAGTTTGTAGTTTTCTGAGTCTTTACAGCTTCTCCTGCTGTGTATTCGCTATTCAATTTACGACCTTCAGCCACGGATGGCGTTTTTAATTGTAAATAGCCATAAGTTAATGTTGAGCCACCAGTTCCTGGTGATACTGCGTTATCGAAAGTTAAACGATCCAAAATAAAAGAGTCCCTGCGGAACTCGTCAATGACCTGCTGGTCTACGTGATCGGCTAAGCCGACTTTTGATTGCTCTAATGTAAGTGGCATCTTTTAATTCCTCCTATTTTTTGTAATGTTCTGAAATTGCTGCAGCTAGAGTTGTTGGTGCCTCTGGTTTTGGACTTCCGCCGTGATTCCCACCAAGTTCGACGTCGTCTCCTTCTTTTGGCTTGTTTGGCTCTGCTTCCTTAAATAAGAAGCTGTCCTCTTTTTTGATAGCTTCGATTTGTTCGTCAAGTCCTGTTAATTTTCCATCCTTATCAAACTTGATCTTGTCTTTATCTAGTAACCCCATCAAGGCCTTTTCAGATAGGGTTCCAGATTTCGCAATTGCTAGTTGAATCGCGTTGTCAAGTCTTGCACTTTCTAAGTCCTGGTTGTATTTAGTTTTCCAGTTCTCGACGTCTGTTTGTAATTGTTTTACGTCTACTCCTTCAAAGTTTTTAATTTTGTCAGTCAGTTCTTGAATGCGCTTGTCCTTCGCTAACTGTTCCGCATCATACTTTGATTTCGAGACGTACTCTCCTGTGGCAAGGTTCGCTAATTTTACAGAATCATTTCCTTTTAGCTTAGCGGCTACTTGTGCATACAATTCCTCGCCCAAGATCTCTTTTAAAAACTCCATTTTGTCCTCCTGCGTTTTTTATATCTGGTTCACTCCAGTATCGAGTCCGGCCTTTTATATCCCGTGCCGAGGGGTAGCCAAGCCTTTTAAATGCCATGCTTAGGGCATAATAAAAACCGCGCCATTCCTAGCACGGTTCTTGTCCTTATTTAGTTGTGTTCTATATTACTTCCGCAATTCCTTTTGCAAGTCTTGCGGCTTTCTGCATCAAGCTGTTTTCTTCTAGGTATTCTAGTCCCTTAAGGGTTATTCGGATACCCTCTAGCCCTTCAGTGTTTGGTGTTGGGTCTCCTATGTATTGGATCACCTGGAAACCCTCAACGTATCCGTTTTTCAGTAGCATGCCTAGAAGCGCTTTTCTCTTTGGTTCTGTGATGCCTAGGTTGTCCGCTGAAAGTCTTCGGATGTCTAGAACTTCAAAGTCCATTGATTTTTGCAGAATTGATAGAATTTTGTATATTGTTCTGAAGTCTTCCGACATATTCTGCCTCCTATCTACTAAAAAACCGCGCTATTTCTAGTGCGGCTCTCAAGTACTGCCGTGGGCCCCTCGTCACCATTTCTGGTGCATCCCACATATCGTCCATCAGCTTTCCAGGGAAAATTTAAGCCTCACAGTACTTTCACTTTGATTATATCGTTATTGATTTCTAGAGTCAATTATCACGAATTTGTTATTCTTTAGACTCTTTAGAATTCGTTTTGTTCTATGCGTTCCAAAATAATCCATGTGGACTATGTAATTTTCTTTGTCTCCTGGTTCTTTTTCTGTTACGACTTCTATACTGAATAGCTTGTCATTTTCGCCACGAAAGGTCTTATAGTATTTAAAATCTAGGCCTTCACCTTTTTTACCTTCAATCAGGTAGTCATAGTCATTTATAACGTCTGCAATTTTTTCATAGCAGTCTGCAGGGTATTCAGTAACGTGTCTATATAAAATATATGCCAGATCCGTTTTCTTTAAAATTACATTTTCGTCGTGAATACCGTGGTCTTTTAGTTTCTCAGGCGTCTGAGATATTTTGTAGGATTGCCTAGAATTTAATTCACTTAGATATCCTGTCCAATAACTCTTGTTCTTCCCCTTATCCTTGGTTTTTAAAACTTCCAAGTTTTTATTTAAAAAGTTATTTAATTCTTTCTTTGTTCCAACGTCCTCTTTATAAGTAAGTCTTTCCTTTGGTATTCTTACAGGCTTGTAAGGTCTGCCTTTTGTTCCGCCTATCTTCTCGGCTGAATAGTCTCTCTTTAATCGGCCCTTAGAAGCGTCCACAAGCTCCTTCAGTCTCATCTTGTTGTATTTATACCAGTAGTCCTCTTTCGTCGTGTCTAGCCCTGCTGCGGCTTTCACACGGCGCTCTCTGTCCCACTTTCTCATTTTTCTTTCGTAGGACCTTTGCTTTTGCTCCATCTGGTAAACTCTGTCATTCTCGTATGGTTTTACGAGTTGGTTGTAATCCTCGCTTATTCCTGGAAAGTATGCGGTAAACGAATGCCTACAGTTCCACCCGCCAAGTCCTGCGCCTGTTCCGTATCCTGTGGCCTCATAAAAGTTCTCGTAATTCCCTTCCGGATAGTTTACCCAGAACACTCTACCTTGCCAGGCTGCGTGGCTTGGTCTGGCTCCCATGTGGGCACTTGTCTGTACTAGATTTATATCTAGTTCATCAATGACCGATTTCTCGCAAGCCAGGGCGTTCTGGTTTACTGCGGTTCGTACTGCCAATCGAACGGCCGCCTCGATTGATCGTTGAGCACCGCTTGGGTATGTTACTTTTGTTAGGCCTTCTCTGCATAGCTTGTCTATTGTGTTTGCGGTTGCTTGATCCAAAGAATAGGCTCCGCTTGATACCTGAAGATAAGCCATGTCGTAGTATCTCATAAAAGTGTCGCTAGCCAGTTGAGCTGTGGTCCTTGTAAGGTTCTGGATGTCTCCCCACAGTGCTGATGTTCCTTTTTTGATCTGATCCGAAAATTCTAAGCCGCTTGTGTCGTATCCTCCAGCCTCTAGTCTGTCGAAGGTATCGCGGATACTTTTATAGGCACTCTGTTGCATGATCCGGTCGACTTCTTCTTCGGAAATGTGAAGTATTTCAGCTAGCCTTTTGTTAATCCAGTCTTGCTGCAAACCGAGTTGTTTTAGTTTGTTGTTTAAATACTCCGCAGTGCTTGTCATAGCATCCTGATTCATCTTGATTCGCTCCGCTATGTCCACCAGTATCTCTGTGGCCAGTTCCTGATACAGCTTTTCTAGGTCGTCACCTACGTTCTGCAGGTAGTTCGGTTCTAGCATTAGGCTTCACCCTCTGGCTCCTCTACTTGTGTTTTGTCCTGTTGGAAGAACATACTTTGAATTCTGTCTGCTGGGTTTTCTGTTTCACCGGTCATCTCGCGTGCGGTCTGTTCGTCTTCTCCGTAGTATCGGACGCGATATTCCCATTTCTGTAGGATGCCGGCCGAGATTTCCTGAAGCATTCTTAGACGTTCCGCTTCCTCGTCTGAAAACATAGTGTCGTCAAATTGAATTGTGATGCGAACGTCTGGATCAAGTCCGGAAATGTGGCACTTCTCTTTGCCTAGGATGATAATCGATCTCGTTAGCTCTGTAAGGGCGTCCTGGATTGCGATACGTTGCTTCCAGACACTTTCTGTTAGCTCTTTATTACTGGCGCGAACCTGAGTTGCTGTGGTCATGTTCTGGATGCTGAACTGGTATCTATTTTGCCCGAGACCGCATTTACTTGATAAAAGATTTAGATTGAATTGAACGTTCTCTTTATTCTCATCAACTCGAAGACTTGGATTGTATTCCTCGAAAAGTCGAGGCTTGTCTGGACTTACTTGTGTTCCCGTACTTACATATAGAGATTTCTCCAAAGTTGCACCGACATCTGGCTCTTGCCTTACTGGTACTCTTTCACCTTTATCGTTTAGCGCGTAGGCTGTTGGCTTCATGCTAAACAACGCCTGATCCATGAAAACCTTTTTCTTTCCTAGCAAGGTATCCATGAATAGGTTGTCGTATGCCAAGTCGCAACTTTCCAGCATGTCGATTGCGTTTGCGTAGATTGACATTCCTAATGGTACGTCTGCTATGTTGTTTTCAACATTAGGCTTTAGAATCACAAAAGGCTTACAAGGTAGCTTGTAACTGATTGCTTCGCCATGGGGCGCTGAAACTCTTTCATAGCCTACAGCGTCTCCTGACACGCTGTTAATCTTGAAGTAGTGGTTGTAGATTTGGTAGCCTTCTTGCTCTTGCTTGAAGATCTGAATGTACATGAAACGTTCCCCGTTTTGTGTGTACTCGCTAGCCAGTGCAATTTCTGAGATATCTTCCTCGTCATACGTCAACGGCACTATTTTCTGCGCGTCCTTGATAACTTTGATTTGTACGCTCTGGGCACTTAGCTGCCCTTTGTTTACTGTTGGGTTTACAAGCTGCAGATAGAAGCACACAGTGCCTTGTGCGAATTCTCTCTCGACTGCCTTGTTTCCTAGTTTCCAGAACTTGCTGTTTCCTAAAACTCCGCCGTTCTGGTCCTCTTTGTCTCCGGTCAGAAATTCTTGCGTGATGCTCGTTCCGTGGTCATCACACTCTACAAGAATTCGAGTCTTATCGTTTAAAAGTAAATCGGCCCAGTCTTCGCAGACCTTCTTGGCCATTCTCATTTGCTTGCGCTTCACATCTCTGCTGTTTCCACTTTCGTTCTTGATCTGGTATTTATGAAATTCTTGAACGTAGCCTTTCCACCAATCGTTCCAGAATTGAATTTTGTTGTAGTAGTCTTGGACTTCCTGGCTCACAGGATATCCTAAGTCCTTTAGTATTGTGAATAAAATTCTCATTTAAGTTCTCCTTCCTGTGATCAGGTCCATATATGTTGACCAGCTGTAGAAATGGGCATCAAATGTATCGACGTCGGTTGTAAAGTCATCCAGAATCTTGTCTTCCTTCGATTTTGTATCGTATAGGGCTGTACTCAAACTTTCGACCACCATAGGTACTGCCTGGAACTTCATCTTGTGTCGATTCAGCATCATATTGTAGGTCAGAATCCTTGTCTTTCCGTCTATCTTGCGGCAATCCATCACGTTGGTTGGAAAGCCTGCCCTTTGTACGGCTACTCGTATACTGTTCAAAATGACTTGTTCCGCGTTATCTACAAAAACGCTTGATACCACGAAGCCCTGAATCCATAAAGCTCTGATCAGGTCGACTGTCTCCGTGCAAAGTCTTTCGGCATCTATAGTTCCTTTAGCGTGTACGACTTTACGTTCTGCAAAGGTTACAATCTCAGAAAGGTCTGCCGTGATTCCTGTTACGATCAGGCTACTGTGTGAGCGTGTTCCACCTATGTCCAGGCCTATGTTGATCATGTTAAAAAGTGGGAGTTCTCCTTTGACTTCCCACTCGTCTGGATTGTCTGCAAACTGTGGAAAGAGTAGCCCTTCCGCGTTGCACCATTCTCCTAGTATGTATCTGTTGTATAGGACCGTCCCTCGGTATTCGAGTTTCAAGTTTTCCACGAACTCCTGCGGCAGAAAAGGGTTGTCTTCAATCGTGTATTTCTGTCGAAAGATGTCGGCTCCTGATTCTAAAAACTTTAAAAACCAGTGATTCTTATTGTCCGGGTTGCAGGTTCCATCAAAGCAGCTATACGGTTTATCTAGACGAGACTTTAGCATGTCAAAAACTTTTTTGTTCCAGGTTACGACTTCGTCTCCGTAGCAATACGCTACTGAGGCCCCTTGTATCTTTGTAACTTGGCTTTCTTTGTCTGCGCCTATCGCGTAGCACATACGACCGAAAAGCTTTACCGTGTTGTCTGGTCTTACTCTTCCAACCAGTTCTGGGCCATATAATTCTCGCATGGGCTCTAGAACGTTTCTTTCAAGTGTCGACTTTGTGTTTCCTATGAGGAACACGTGGCCTGGAAGCCCCTCTATAGCTCGAATCCGTTTTGGTATGATGTAATAGTCCAGCCATGTCTTTCCACTACGTGTAGCCCCTTCTTTTATGTTCCAGCGGCTCGGTTTATGATTCCAGAACTCTTTCTGTTTCTCAGTTAGTTCCACTATCGTCTCCGGCTACTGTGTCCATAGCTTTCAATAAAAGATCCAGCTTCGTAATCTCTTTAGAAGGGTCGCCTTGTCTTTTGATCTGTTCGGCTTGCGCGTTCATCAGCTTCGTTCTGGCTCTGTCTAGGCTTGTGACAGGTTGCTGTCCTGTAAGGTCTCGAATAAATTCTGCGGCCCTTACGTCTCCGCGTACGGCTTTGTTGAACATGGTTGCGGCTAAAAGCATTTGATTGTTTAGCTCCTCATCTTCTAGTCCTATGTCGATCAGCTTCTTTTTATTGCTTTCGATTGGTTCTAATTCTAGGATTGCGGCCAGGCATTGTTTTAACTTCTTTTTCTTCCTCTGGACTTTCTGGCTTGCGGCTCCACCCTTGCGTCCCATCTCTGCTGCGTTCTCTTTTGTGAAAGGCTTCAGGTTTTGCATAGGGTCTTTGCGCTGTCTTGCCGCTTCGGACTTTGTGCGTCCGGCTAGCCCCTTAGCAGGCATCCTCGATTAGCTCCGCCTGTTCTCCGGTGTAATCTTCCCAGCGCTTGATAATTACATCGGCATAGTGTGGATCATACTCCATCATGAAGCACCTTCGTCCTAGCTGTTCGCAAGCCATAAGCGTGGAGCCTGAACCTCCGAATAGGTCCAGCACGTTTTCTCCAGTTCGGCTGCTGTTCTTGATCTGCCTTGCAATCAGTGGGATTGGTTTCATAGTTGGATGCAGATCGGATTTCGTGGGCTTCTTCTCGTCCAGAATCGTTGTGTCCTTGCACCCCCCCAGGATTGATTTTAGAAGGTCTTTAAGCTCGTCCTTCTTCATGCTGTCAATGTCCAGGTTCTCTGTGTCTTCGAGTACGGTTACAAGGTTTCTGGTGTTGACAAAGTAATGGGCTGCGCCATCTTTCCATCCGTAAAGGCATGGCTCGTGTTTCCACTGGTAGTCCTGGCGACCCAGTGCGAATGTGTTCTTGTTCCAGATCAAGAATTGTCGGATGTTTAGGCCTGCGCGTTCTGCTGCTTCCTGGAAGTTCTTGCTCTGTGTGGCGGCGTACCAAATGTAGAAGGCACCTCCAGGCTTGAGCTGTTCTGTCATGTTCTCGAAGGCTACTTTTAAAAACTCGATAAAGTCCTCGTCGTCTTCCCATGAGTCGTTATCAATGACCAGCCCGTCTGTTCTTCGGTATAGCTGCTTTGCTTCGCTTGGTCTCTTGTGTTGCCCTAAGGATACGTTATACGGTGGATCAGTTACGACCAGATCTATAGTAGCGTCGCTGCAAAGCTTTTCTACATCCTGGCGTTTGGTACTGTCTCCGACCATCAATCTGTGCCTTCCTAGCATCCAGCATTGTCCTCTTTTGGTTGTTGGCTCTTCCGGAATCTCTGGCTCGAAGTGGTCGTCCTCTGCGATTTGTTCGCTGAAGGTTTCTGTTTCAAATCCGAAAGGCTCCATATCAAAGTCCATGTTGTCTAGCTCTTCCAGTTCAAACTGTAAAGCGTCAAGGTCCCATTGAGCGGCTTCTGCGACTTTGTTGTCTGCCAATCGGTAGGCTTTCACTTGTGCTGGTGTTAGATCGTCGGCCTGGATGCATGGGACAGTCTCAAGGCCTAGCTTTTGTGCTGCCTTCCACCTGGTGTGTCCTGCAATGATAATCAGGTCTTTATCCACCACAATCGGTTGCTTGAATCCGAACTCATCTATAGATGCTGCGACTAAATCGACGGCATCTTCGTTGAATCGAGGATTGTTCTCATAAGGCTTCAGGTCGCATGTTCTTATGTCTCTAATGTTCATGTGTGTTCACCTCTGTTGTATTAAAAAAAAGAAGCTACTAAGGCTTCTTTGTTGTCCACGCTTACCCGGAGCGCTGAAATACTAAAATTAATCTCATGATTTGTCGTAGCTGATGTTGGTATTGACGTTGACTAGAAAGCACTCGTTTTTTTAGAAAGGAGGACACTCCGGGTAAAGAAAAGAGGGCCTTTTTCTATCGGTCCTCTTTTACAAGTACTAATATACCACTTTAAAGTGGTACACAGTGGGAACTCTTTAGCTTTTTGTGAGCTTTTTTACTTCCGCCATCAGATGTTTATATAGTCCCCGTCTTGTGTATCCATATTTCTCAGCCACTTCCAAAGCCTTGATTCTATGAATGTACAGATCCCATAGAATGTTCTGGTCTTGCAAATCGAGAAGTTCTGTCCATCTTAGGTCCAGCAGTCTTTTTTGGAAGTGATGCAGTTCTTGTTCTTTGGCTGATATCTCTTCGAAGAGTCCGAGTGGGCTGTGGTACTGATGCTGATATGTCGGCATAGGCCACTTGCTTTTTTTCTGTTCTGCTGTCAGTTCGATTCCTCCAGACTTTGCAAGACCTGTTGTCTGGTGGTTTAGTACTTCCAATTCCTGATTCAATTCAATCAAACGGTGGCAGCAGTAGCGCACCGTTTTTAGTTCTGGAATTAATTCATCATAAGTCATGTTTTACCTCCTTAAAGCTTCGATTAAGGCTTTCTGTGTTATGTTCTTGTGTTCTAGTGCATCCAGCATGTCCTCGTCTACTGTGCCTCTAGCTACGATCTGATAAATTGTCACGTTTTGTTTCTGCCCTTGTCTGTAGATTCTGGCATTTGCCTGCTGATACAGTTCAAGGTTCCAGTTTGGAAGTGTGTACCAGATTGCGATATGTCCACCACGTTGAAGGTTAAGTCCGTGTCCTGCGCTTGCTGGATGCAAAAGCAGCACGTCTATCTTTCCGTCGTTCCAGTCTCGAACGTCGTCCTCGTTCTCAAGGCTGCGGACTTCCAGTTTCTGTTTCTTCAGATGTTCCTTGATTCGTTTTAGTTCATGTTTGAAGTAATAGAACACCATCACCGGGTTCTGGTTCGCTGATTCGATCAAGTCGTCTAGTGCCTCAAGTTTAGCCGCGTGAAGGGTTGCTACTTTTTCGAGCTTGTTTCCTAACTGATCGCGTTTATAGATTTCTCCTGATGTCATTTGTAGCAACTGACCGCATAGCACTCCAGCGTTGGCTGCTAGCAGTGATTCGTTGTTATCAAGTTCCAGAACCTTCTCACGTTTGAAAGCGTGGTATTCTGTCATCGCTTTTTGAGGTAGCTCGATTGATTTTTTTAAGTACTGAACCGGTGGAAGTTTGGCGCAGTCTGCCTGATCCAGACTCATGCATACGTCACTTATTTTCTTGTATATCTTTTCCTCAGCATCTGGTCTTGGCTTCCAATCGTATACGATCATTCCGTTTCTTCTTCCTGGGATTAGATATCTTTCTCGAAACTGAGTTAGTGTTCGACCTAATCTTTCTCCCTGGTCAATCAAGTATATCTGGCTCCAAAGGTCCGGGATTCCTTTCGGCGCTGGTGTTCCGGTTAGGCCTATAAATCTGTCAGCTAGCGGCATAACTTTTCTTAGGGCTCTGAACCTCTGGCTTTTTGGATTCTTGAAGGTTGATAATTCGTCGATCACTACCATGTCGAAGTCAAAGTATTTGTTGTCTACTAGCCAGGTAACGTTCTCTTTGCCTATGAGGTAAATGTCAGCCTTTTGTTGCAGTGCTTTCTCACGCTGCTTTGGAGTGCCCGCTATGATTGAATAGCTCAAGTCCTTAGTGTGACTCCACTTTTCAATTTCTTCCGGCCACGTGCTTTTTATTACGCGCACAGGGCCAATAATTAGAACCTTTTCTATGTCGATTAGTTTTAGAAGGCTGATGATCGTTAGCGTGGTTACGGTCTTTCCGGCTCCCATAGGGAGAAGAAGGCCACACTTCTTATGATCCAGTCCGAAGTTGATAGCCTTCTTTTGATAGTCATGAGGTTTAAATTCTGTCAAAGTGTCGCTCCTCCGGTACGATTCCAGACCGCATCAGATTTGTTAATTCGTCCACCTGGGCTTTTGTGCTGATGCAGTATACTTTCATACCTGTTGCCCGTATTTGGGCTACTGTGGCTTTTTGTAGGGCTCTAGGCTTACCGCCTGGCCTTTTTACTTCTACAAAGAAAGCCTTTGAATTATATGTGATCAATCTATCCGGCACGCCTGCGTTTCCTGGGCTTACAAACTTCCAGGCTTTACCGCCTAGCGCTGATACCTTTTTGATCAGATAATTTTCTACTTGATTTTCTATCATTTCTGGAAGAACTTCTTTTGAAGTTCGCGGTACCGCTCGGCGCAGTCTGGACACAAATCCTTCTTGTCATTTGTTGTGATCCATCCCTCGGGAAGTCCTTCCCAGGTTTCGATTGTCTTTCCGTTCTCGATCTTGCTCTTTTCGATTCCGACTGACGTTTCTTTTCCGCATCGGTCGCACTTGATATACATTCTATTTTCTTTCATGTTCTACTCCTCCTCTAGCCTTTTAGCTTGTCTTTCCTGCTTTGCTTGAATAAGTTCTTGAATCTCAGGTCTTTCGATTTGATAATACTCGATAAGCAGATCCATACAAATCAATACATCCGCCATTTCTTCGATTAGGTTATTTCTTAGTCCTTTGAACTCTAATGGTTTTGTTTTTTCTTCCGGATTGCGTACCAATTTAGAAATTGCCTTTTGCAGTTCTGCTAGTTCTTCCATAGCGACCAGGCTCTGCATTTTGATTCCGTATCGGTCCATTGTTTCGTTGTTGATTCTTGCATCTATTTCATGCATCAAGAAATGAAATCTTTTGCTGTCGTTTAATGTCATTTCTGTGTTTACCTTTCTTGCTTCACTATAGTTTTCCAAAAATTCCTTATAAGTCATTTCTGTGTCTCCTTTTCTAGTTGATTTTTGGCCCTGGAAACGGATACGCGCGGAAACGCCTTTCAAACTCTTTATATATATACTATATTTTCTCGCGCGTATATACATACGCATATACTGTATTACACTATATTATATATATATTCATTAAGTTAGTAATATTTCTGTTTCCACCGTTTCCAATAGCTTAGAAAGCCTTATTTTATGCGGTGATTCCCTGGAAACGCTCTATGATTTTAGCGTTTCCACAGCCGTTTCCAGCGTTGCCTTGTATTTTTTTACAGCCGTTTCCAGCGTTTCCACATCCGTTTCCTTGGTTGCCTTGTATTTTTTTACAGCTGTTTCCAGCGTTACCTAAATATGGTTCCTGTTTTCCTATGTGAATTTAGGATTCAAATAAACCCGTTGTTTGCCATAGCAGGCACCTCTTTGTCTTGGCGCCGGTCCTTTATTCCACCCCAAACTTTCCATGATTGCCTTGAGTTCCCTCTGGTCCACGGGTGTAAATTTATTCTTTGCACCGTTTAAAACTTCGCACCAAATTTCGAGTAAACTTACGCAGTCTCTGATGTCTTCCCCTTTGTTCTTCGGGTCTTCTAGCCATTGGGTTCTGGCGTATAAGTCCATATCTTTCCAGCCCTCTGGTAGCTTTCTGTCTAGATAATCACGGACCATGTCTTCCCGGACGCTGGTGAACGTGTGCTCTTTTTGCATCTGTTCGGCTCCGGTCAAAGCTTCGCCCTGAAGATATAGTTTTTCTCCGTCCTTGAATCTCTGCTTAGCTTCAGCCCAGATCTGGTCCCGTTCTTTTGGTAGATCATCAAACACAATCTTTTTTGCCTTCGATATATCCGTGTTGATCGGCCAGAATCTTCGGTTTCCTGTGTAGTCTCTTAAAAATTCATCATCATTTGTGGTACCGAAAAACACGCACTGTCTTGGGTTATCCGTTACTCTTCTCGCGTAGGCTTTTCTGTAGCGGTCATCCCTCTTGCTGATAAATTGCTTCATGGACTCGATATCGGCTTTTCTGGCTGCAGATAACTCGGACCATTCAATAACCCATGATCCGTGCAGCGCTTCGTATCCTTCTTTGCCTGAAATTGTTGTGATTGAATCTGAGAACCAATCTCCGCCCATGATGCTTAGCATGTGTGATTTTCCGATTCCCTGATGTCCTACGAGTACGGGCATATAGTCCATCTTGCAGCCTGGTGTGTAGATTCTGGCCACGGCTGCGGTAAAAGCTTTCCTTGCGACCGCTCTGCTGTACTCTGAGTCCTCGCTTCCTAGATAGTCTATAAATAGCGTGTCTAGTCTAGGTACGCCGTCCCACTCTAGTGTGTCTAGATAGTCACGTACTGGGTGAAAGCTGTTTCTCTCCTGGACGTAGGCTATAGCGTCATCCACTTTTCCTTTGGCGACAATGTTGTATTTCTTTTCTAGATAGTATCTGAAGCTTGCGTCGTCCGTATCCGTCCAGGTTGGATCACTTGGGTTGTAGGTCCACCATGGCAGGTTTCCTTTTTTGACAGGTTTCTGTGCGAATAGATCATTGCCTCCGACTCCGTTTTTAAGCTTTGGATCATTTAAAAGTATGCGGACTATGTTGTCTGTAGTCGGCTTGAAGTTTCCCTTCTTGTCCATGTCCATGGCATCCAGCCAGTCCTCGTTTACTTCTTCTTTACTGTCTTCTACTCCTTGCGAGCCCCTCGCACTGTCGTCCTTGAAGTCGTCCCAGTCCTCGTGAATCCTTTCTTTCTTGTCATCTATAAGCTGCTTCCGGGTGCCCTCGTCGTGTTCCATTAGTTCGAGCATGTGTTCTGTACTTGCTGGATCGTCTGGCCACTTGTGTATCCTTACAAGATCATAGGCGTTGCATAGCTGCTGCCCTGTCGGGTCTGTGTTGTGGTTACTGTATGCATACTTGTCGTCGTAGATGACTAGGCCTCCGGCTGTTGATCCGTTCGTATAGGTCCAGCGGTTCGGGTCCTCTGTCGGCGTGTATTCCTCTGGAATAAATGCCTCAATCGCTTCTTGGATCGTGTAGGCCCTGCAGAAGGCGCCAATCCATCCGGACTTAGATAAAGGGTCTTCCTGGTGTCTTATATCGCTGTGATGCAGTTCTGTCTCTCTGTTAGAGCGAGGCCAGTAGCTGATGTCATGCCAGTCTCTGTACTGCGCCAGGATGTCATCCGGGTTCATGTATGCATTCCTATCTCCTAGTTGTTCACAGATGTATTCTCCGTCCTTACTTGTACTCGGCCAGAACATCATTCGTGCTGGCTGATAGGTCGTGTCGTCGAAGTATTCCATTCCGATTGTACTTGCAATCTTTCGAGCGATTGCTTCGTACTCTTCAGGAGTTACTTTCCTTTGTAATGGGATGATCCATCTATATTTTGGCTTTTCCGGTGTGTGCTTATGCGTTGAGTAGATCACGCTGCAAAAGTCGCACGTTAGCTGTATCAAGTCTAAAAAGTCTTTGTCCGCGAAGTCAGCATCCAGTGTTATCATGCTGCGTGATAACACACTTTGGTTGTTTCGTCTGCCATCTTTTAGTTCTCCGGCTACGAATCCTCCGACGTCCTTGATATTAGACTGCTGGTTCTTCGTCATGTTCTTGTACTCTTCCACTGTTTCTTTTGTTCTGGTTGTGAAGAGCAGTTTTTTTGTGAATTCATCCCAGGACATTTCCTGGTTGAAATATTGCTTTTGTTTTCTGTTCTTGCAGGTTGCTATTGCGTACATCCTTCAGCCTCCTGTCTATTCTTCCGCTATAGGACAGCCTCTAAAAGTGGAATTCATTTTATATTTCTCCGATAAACCACTTTTTGAAGCTCATGCTTGATACTTTGCTGTGTTCCTTGCTGGAGTGTCCCATTGGCCTTGATTTCTTCTAGAAGCTTTGTAGTGCGTTCAGCGCGCTTGCTGGCGTCCTCTGTATCGCTTTCCATATATCTGCAGATTACGGTTAGAGCGTTTGCGATATTGTCCAGGCGGTTGCAGATACGGTCTGCGGCCTGGTTGATTGCTTTTTCTAGCATGTCTGCATTGTCAAAGCTGGCCATGTCTTCCTTCCGTCTTTCTTCGGGCGGTTTGTTCAGGTAGGTCAGGCGCTGCTGTATAGAGCTCTGTGATCTTCCTTTTAGAACTTCTCTATAGTTCTTATAAATTGCAGCACTTGATAAACCTATAGCGTTTAGTTGTTTTAGAAGATTGTCCTCCTGCTGTGTCCATTTCATACTCATGTTCTATCCTCCTAGCCTTGGCACTTGATCTATATCCAAGCCGAACGCTTCCTTCAAAATATTTAGAATGATTAGCGCTGCGGTGATATAGATCAAGGCTATAATTAAATTTTGTTTTTTCATGTTTTAGTCCTTCTTGTAATAATCGGATATAAATCCATCCCCTACTAGAATTAATTCTGGCGCCCAGTCTATTGGCTTAGCCATTACGTCTAGCAGTTGTTTGAATTTTGTTTCTTTTTCTTCCTTCGGTACTTCGCAGATCACTTCATCATGAACGTGCATGATTGTTTTAGCTCCGATCTCGTCGCAGCCTTTTAGTGTTTCGCATAGGCAATCTCGAGCGATAGCCTGAACCACATTCTCCGTAAGCTTTCCGCCCCAGGTTTTTGTCCACTCCCACTTTCGTGTTGTCTGGTTCAACCCTAAAAAAGATACCTGGCCATCCTTGATTCGTGGAGTGACATAGCCAATGATCCGTCCGTTAGGTAGTTGAATATAAACGTTTCCATTATTTTTGAAAACCTTCATATTTCGGTCCATGGTTGTGACTCTTCCATCTGTGATTGCATCCTTGAAAGCTCTTTCTAGCTTGTACCAGAAATCGTAGATTTTTGGCGACGCCTGTCTCCATTTAATTACAATCTCATGCTGCTGTTCTGGGCTTAAGCCCATCTTGCTAGCTCCGAAGGCTTCCAGTGCTGCCGTTCCACCTCCGTATCCGAGGGCAAGTTCGGCAATCTTTCCCTTTTGTCTTAAATGTCCGTTGATTCCGTGCTTTTCTACAGGCACCCCGAACATCTGACTGGCTGATGCACAGTAGATGTCTCCGCCGTTCTTGAAGACTTCTTGACGCCATGTCGTCCTTGTTAGCCAGGCAATCACTCGGGCCTCTATGGCTGAGTAGTCGGCAACTATGAAGGACTTTCCCTCTGGTGGTGTGATTACGGTTCTTAGAATCGTAGCGAACACATCATTCATGCTTGGAAAGATGAGCTCCAGAAGTTCGAAGTTTCCTTCCTTCACCAGTTCTCTAGGCTCGTCTACTTCATCAAAGCTAGGCCTCGGGAAGTTCTGCGGTTGGATCAAGCGTCCGGCCCATCTTCCGGTTCTGCCTCCAAAGAATTGGAAGGTTCCCCTGATGCGGTCATCTTCTCCGCACGCTCTCTGGAAGGCGTCGTATTTCTTGACGCTTGTTTTCCCGAGCTCCTGGCGTATCTCTAGGGCTCTTCTTGTTTCTGGCTTCAGTGTGCCTTTTAGAAGGTCTTTCACGGCTTCCTTGTTTAAACTTTCGACGTCATGTCCTTCCTGGTCAAGGATCCACTTCTTTAGCTGTGCTACGCTTTGCGGATTTTCTAGGCCCGTGATGTATCTTGCTTCATCCATGAGCGCCATTCCGTGTTCTAGACTGTAGGACTGAACGTTTTTTATGATCTGCGTATCTACGTGTATTCCTCTGTCATTGATTCTCTGGTCCCTGTGCCAGTTTTCCCATTCCTGATCGGATACGGGTACCAGGTTATTTAGCTTGTTATAAATGGCTTGTTCTGATTCCACGTCGCGCTTGTTGTATTCTATGAAAAGATTCCATTTCTCCGGATCATGCTCCGGTAGGTTCTTCCATCTTCCGCCGTTGGCTTTTGTTGGTTTGCAAGGCTTGCAGAAATACTGGATCAGCCTTTTACCTGTAGCCAACTTTACTTTGTCCTCTGCAATCCCTAGTGCCGGTCCTAGTTGGCCTAAGCTTGAAGGGTAGCCGTTCTCTGATGCCATGATCATGGTATCTTGCCATTGTTCTGGTGGTAAAAAGCCATCCTCTGTTAGTTTCTTTTTTACTGTGTCTCCTAGAATATCTCGTTTCGCGTACTCCTTGACGTATCTGGTTAGACATACTCGTTCGAAATTTGCGTTGTGTGCCATCTTTGTTATGTTTTCATCCGCTAGCGCTGATACTAAAGAAAAAGGCAGATCTTCTTCCATTAAATTTAAAACTTCTACTGGATCATTGCCCCAGGCGTATCCGAATAGAAGTATTTTGAAATCTAAACTTTCTGCGTATTTATAAACCCCGCAGGCTGCAAGGTCGACGCTGGAGTAGGTCTCCAGGTCGATATGCAGTATGGGCTTTTTACAATAAGGCACTTAGGTCGTCGCTTCCGGTTTCCTCATCAAACTCAGAAGCGTCGCCGAAGTCTGCGGTTACACTTGAGTGTCCTCCTAATGGTTCCCCATCTTTTACTTTTAAAACGCTGTTAAGGCCAGCCGCGATTCCTGTACCGACTCTGTTGAATGGGTAGAAGTTGAAGCTTACAGCCCCATAGCATCCACTATATACATCTTCCATAATAGCTTCCTTGCCGCTGTATGCGTATGTTACTCCGTTCTTGCGGTATCCAACTGATACAGGATTGTTGCTCTTTACCGCTAGCATGTATTTGTTCTTGAACTCTGGCGCACTGTATCTTTCATCCGCGTCGCAGTCAACCAATAAACCGCGTGTGCTTCCAGGCTCTCTTTTTAGCGGTGTAGCTTTGGCTTTGAAAGAAGCGCCGTAGTCTTCTACTCCGTCTTGAACGGCTTCCTGGTATCCTTTAAGGATTCGGTTAAGTGTTTCTTTGTCGTCCTTGTCAATTAATACATTCACACTATATTTGGCGTCCTGACCCTCTGCAAAGGCGTGAGGTTCTGCCAAGTGGCAGTATACGAATCTTACTAATTTTGTTTTTACTTGTGACATCTTTTTGTTCCTCCTAGTTGTATTCTTTGTCGCATTACGTTTTTAAGCTGTCGCTTTAGATCGTTTCTGTGTGGTCCTGGTTTACTGTTTCGAATCTCGGCTCGGATGCGGACCATTTTTTCATCCAAATCTTTAATCAATGCCTTCCTTGAAGTCATTCGTTACGCTTCCAAGCTCTGGGCGTTTGTCGCTTTCAGGTACCAGCGTTGGCTTTCCTTGCGGCTTCTCGATATATTCACCAACGATTTCTGCAAAGTCTTTCTTTCCGACTAATTTTTCTAGAGCCGTGATAGTCTGAAGCTTTGGCTTTGTCATGATCTGGTTGTATTCGAATCCTGCGTTTTGAAGTGCTTCAGATGCCTTAGACTCGTCTGTAATCCTTCTTCGGCTTGTTCCTTCGACCACTTTATATCCTTCGTAGTGTGTCCCCTTTAAGGCCTGCTCTAGTGCGAACGCTTGCACCTCTTTGGCCCAATAGATAAGTCCATCTAGTTCTGGTAAAAGCTCCGTTAATTGCTGATCTGTTAGAAGCATTCCGCACATGCGCTGATATCTTTCATCGATTGCTTTCATCTTGGCGGCGTGTGCTGCGCATTGTGCTTTTGCCTTGCAGAATTTGCACCAATCTCCGGCTTGCTGTTCTCCGTCTCCGTTCCAAGCTTCTATAGCTGCAGGCTTGACCGTGTTCTCCATCCAGTCTGCCAGTTCTTCGGTAGTAAGTTCCCAGGTGCTGATGTGATCGCGTCTAGGCTGTACGATATGAAGCTGAACCTTTTCAAAATCGTACAGACAGTCGTATAAGGCCATAACTCCTGCAGCGTAAATGGTAAGCTGCGGATTGTGTGGAGCGTTTACCTTGACACCTTCTCCGTATTTAAAATCGATAACGTGGAGCGTGTGATTGCTTACGATCACTGCGTCTGATGTCCCGAATCCTTCCGGAATCCATGGAGTCAAATCAACTTGTACCTCGATAAAAAGATCCGCGATATCGCTTTTCTTTTTCTCTTTGTTGTATACCTCTAGAACATAGTCTTTATAGAAGTTTGTAGCCTCGTCCATTTCGCCGTTGGCTGCCTTTACCTTTCTTCGTGGGTGTCCCTCGATCCAATTACGAAGTTTCTGTTCTGCTACACTGTGGGCCTCTGTTCCCTCGGCTGCGTAAACGCTTGGCTTTTCTTCGAATAGTTCCTCTAATCTTGCGGAAGGGTGGCAGTGAATCCATTTGTTGGACCCACTGGCTGATAAAATTGCGTGTTGACTAGGCATGTAGTGCCTCCCAAGCTTCCTGATATTTCTCTTTAGGAATGTCGCAGATTTTGCTTGCACCCATCTGAGTTAGGAATACTTTTAGTACGGATACACCTTTTTCTTTGGCAAATGCGACGCCGGCTTTCTGTAAATCTTCCAATGTAATCGGTTCTGCAGTCGGATCAGGTTTAGGCGTTGGTTTTACCGGTTCCGGTGTAGGCTTTGCAGTCTCATGAATAGGCTCGTCTTGAGTCGTCCAATCTTTGGCCATTGGAATCTTAGTCTCATTTTCTTTTTCTTTATGAGTTGGTGCTTCCTTTGTTGGTGCTTCTTCTTCCCAAGGAAATGTTTCAGGCTCAGGAAGTTTTTCTTCTAGCCCTGTGCGCTTTAGGTCTAGCTCCTTGGCTAGTTCCAACACTTTTTTAGCGTCGTCGATTTCGCTTGTTGCGAATTGCAATGTTAATTGGTAATACATTTTCTAGTCCTCCGTTTCTTCCATTTCTGCGCCTTCTAGGCTTTCGCTTAGATTTACTACCTGTTGTACAAAATCTTTAAGCATAGCATTAGCAGCATGCTTTGTAATTGATCTGTATTCCTCTGGATTGACACCCATTGCTTCAAGAAAGGCTTTCATTTCTGATTTGTGTCCTTTGATATTTGCCTCCATTTGCATGTGGTCTTCACTGTCTGGCGTTAGTGTAACTTCTACTGAGAAAAGCTTTAATTCTCTTTTTGCAAGTTTTTCTTTTTTAATAGTGATCATGTTTAGTCCTCCTCTGTTATTTCACAATTTGCTAGGATATCTCTAATTGTTGCGTCCTCATCAACGCCTTTGAAATATCCTTTTTCTTTCATCCGGGTTAAAACAGGTATAGCTTTGAATTTGTATTTGTATATATTTGAATAGCTTTGTAACAAATCATTTTCGAATATAGTTAATTCATAAGCTGGCTTTATATACTGCTGCTTTAGCCATTTCATTGCCCTTTTATGACACTCTTGTGGCTGGTCTTTGCGAAATTCGCAGTCACAGCAGCTAATACGATTACATTGTTTAGGTTTTCCTTTGACTACCGCTAAATACGGCATGCAATCTTTTAGAATTTCATGCAAGTAATGATCTAGATTAGTTTCCAGCCTTTGATAGTTGTCTGATTTTTCAGGCTGATTTTCTTCTTTATACTGTTTCAACTCCTCTAACCATTCTGCAATTTGCCTATAATCTTTTCTACCTTGAGCATTTGCGCTTTCATCTTCATATACTTTTTTTGCGATGGCAATTGCTTCATCTAATGTCATTCTTTCTTTTTCCTCCTTGTATTTTTGAACACGTGCTGTATAATATAAGCGTGTTCTATTGCTAGAGCCTTATTCGTTTTCGAACGAGGTCTTCTAGCCTTTTTTTATGTCTTCCATGATCTTCTGGAAGATTTTGCTTCCTTTACCCCTTCCGCAACCTATAAACTTTGATAGCTCGGATATGTTCATGTATCCTTTTTCCATCATCTCGTATCTGTAGGCTGCTAGGTTTTCTACTTGCAAAACTCACCACCTCCTTTAAATCATTTGATAGATCATGATCCAAACCGCTACGATTAGCGATAGGATCAGGATTAGGATTGCAACGTTTAGCACTGTTACAAGTCCCGATCTGAATTTCTGTTTTCTGATTCTTTTTTGTTCTGCATAGAAGGCTTCCAGTCTTAATCTTTCTCCGTGAAGGTTGATACCCTCCGCAAAGTCTGGAAGCTCTGCGCCTGTTGTCTTGTGTTCCATTTCTCTTTCTCCCTTTCGTGTTACAATCTCCTATGAAAGGAGGTTAATCGTTTGAAGTTAAATCAGGATTTAGTTCGGTTGCTTCTATCTGCAGTGGAAGCAAGTCCTGAACCCGTGAATCTGTCGGAGTTAACTTTCGACGGCTTTTCTTCGTATGATGTCAGAAATCATTTGAAGGAATTGTTTCGTCGTGGCTATATTAGTGGTGAAGTGAATAAATATCTTGCTTCTACTGATTACATAGCTTCTTTCCTTACTCCTGCGGATTCTGCTTACTTAAAAGAATTGAATACTTCCGGTCTTAAGAAATTTCTTTACGCCACAAAACGTTTTGTTCGTGATCTGTTGATTCAGTATTTTTCTAGTAAGCTTCCTTAATTACTTTTTCTTGAAGAAGGGCTTAGTCCCTTTTTTCTTTTCTTCTGATTCTTCAATCCTGTACGGGTTTTCCCTCTCATATTCTTTTTCGATTTCCTTTTGATCTTTTTCTAGAACCGAGTCAAACATCCAAGGATCGGCTGCACCTAGTCTGAATTTGAGATGTATATGCATTTCTAGATATCCAGGCGTTGCTTTTGTTCTGAGTCTTGTGATCGCATAGTTCTTATTTACGTGCATATTTACCGTAACATGCGTACCAGGAACTGTTTCCACCATAATTTCATAGTGAACACCCTTAAATAATACACTTTCAACTTCCCCAGTCATCTTGCCATCTTTTACATCCACAATGTCAATATCTTCTGGACGAATCACAACATCCACTGGTTCATTTTCTTTATATCCAACATCCACACAATCAAATGTAATGTCATCAAAACGTACTTTTTTATCGCAAATCATACGAGCCGGAATAATATTACTTTCCCCAATGAACTTGGCAACATATTGATTGACTGGCTCATTATAAATATCTTCTGGACTACCAACCTGTTGAATCTCGCCATCTTTCATAATAACGATCTTATCTGACATTGTTAGCGCTTCTTCTTGATCATGTGTAACAAAAATAAATGTGATTCCTACTTCTTGTTGAATCTTTTTCAATTCATACTGCATCTCTTTACGAAGTTTCAAATCTAGTGCACTAAGTGGCTCATCTAACAATAATACGCTTGGCTCATTAACTAAGGCACGCGCAATCGCAACACGTTGCTGCTGACCACCAGATAGTAAAATTGAATTAATTTATTCTTTTCCTGTTCCATCTATACTCTCTCCTTGTCCATTAAAATACAGGTGGTGTAGATAGCCACAATACTTTGGCATCCGCACTCGATACGTTTTCTAAATAATGCCCTTCCTTACCTGTAATATAGAAGGTTTCTTTTGATTTAACTTTTAACCTTTTATCACCAACAACTAAAACAATAATACCCTTTAAAACATAGCCAAATTCTTCACCTTCATGCGCCTTGACTTCTTGTGATTTTGCGCCTGGCTTCAAAGTCAATAGAATTGGTTCCATTTGATTCTTTTGTGCATTTGGAACAATATATTCTGTAACAAAATCTTCTTGTTCATTCACAAAAAAATCCTGAGTATGAAAAACAATTTGTTCTTCTTTACTCGACTGAAAGAAATCCGCTAAATTCGTTCCTAGAGCTTCCAAAATATTTTCTAATGCAGAAATATTTGGACTTGTTAAATCGCGCTCTAATTGGGATAAAAAGCCCTTTGTTAATTCACTACGATTCGCAAGTTCTTCCAAAGTCAACCCCTTCTGGGTTCGAAGCTCTTTTAGTTTTTTGCCTATTTTCATTCAATCACCCCCTGTTTTGTTTTTTTATACTAAACTTTTTGTTTCATTAAAAGAACAAATCTATTATAACGATCGCGTATGATAAAGTCCATACTAATATTTGTACTTTGTGATATTTTAAATATTTTATCCACATTGATTTGTCCTTCATCCCAATACTTTGATGTATTCCTTGACACTTCCATATACTTGCCGAATTCAGTTTGTGAAAGAGAAAAAACAACTTCACGTATAAAGCGCATGCGATCACCCATATCGGTTTCTAAATTATAATTATAATCTTTAATTTTTTTACTTCGCGTAACACCCATAAATAGTTCGGGATGTACTAATTTTATAATATCTTGAATCTGGTTTATCGTTAATCCTTCTAAACTAATTGGCTGATTATTCATTTCATCAAAGAAAATGGAATCAATCGACTGGTTTTGTTTATCTGCAAGAAGCAAGACAATCCTTACTTGTGTACGATTTTTTGAGTGAATCTGCCTTCTTAAATTACGCAAAGACATATGGGCTGCTTGGGCAACTTCTTCTTCAGATATATTATGATCTTCAATATATTGAATAATTTGTTTCATAAAAAAACACCCCCACGTTAAACCTTTAATGCCTATGCTTCCTTATGTCCCATTTTGTTTTATCTATATTCATTTTGACTTCCTTTGTTGCTTACTGTTCTTTTTTGATTCTAGAACTTTTAGTCTCTATACATCAAAAATACATCACAAAAAAGGGGCCTACTCGGCCTCTTTCTTTTGTCGTTCTATGTCTTCTCTGATCAGATCTTTCAGGTATCTGTTGACGCTCTCTTTCGTGTCTAGATACTCCAGAATATCTGCGTCGTGTTTTAAGTGAAGCCTGAAGGTCTTGATTTTGTATGTTTTATCGCTCCACTTTTGATTTGCTCTTTTTCTTGCCTCTGATACTGCCATCCTACTTATCCTCCTTAGTCTTCTATTATTTCCATTAGTACGCCCATAGCGTCTTCGTCGCAATTGTGCTTGTATAGCCAGTTTGCTACTTCCTTTAGAGTCATCATGTGTTTATTGTAATACAATTGATCCATTATGTCTTCTCTTAGTCTCATCACAGCTTCTTCTCTAGTCATGTTATGCTTCCTCCTCTAACGCTTGAATCTGGCGTTGTGCTTCTTGGATCAATGTCTCATAGACGTCTGCTTCGTAAGCTAACTTTCTGATTTTTCCGAAGTCAATGTCTCTTTCTCTTTCGATTGCGTTCAATTCGTATTGAATTTCCTTTGCGATTCTGTTTTGTTTTTCAATCCAGTTTTGAATTTGCGCTTCTAGTGCTTCAAGGTTTTCTGTGTTTGTCATTGTGTTCTATCTCTCTTTCTTTTTACACTCACATTGTAATGTATTACAGTACATAAAGCAAGTAAAAAAAGCAGAAAATAAAAAAGAAGGGAATGCTATTTTTCAAGCATTCCCTTGATCCGTTCCGATAGGTCTTTGACCTGTTCCTTTAGTGTAGCCACTTCTTTTTCTAGCGCGTTATGGCTTTCGATCTTTTTCGCCAGGCTGTCGACCTTTTTGTCCATCTGTTCTACCTTGTAATCCAGCAAGGCCGAATGTTTGGAATTGCTGGTCCAGGTTGCTAGGACTGAAGGTACTCCGACGCAAAGTCCGGATATGATCGCAACCAGAATTGTATCAGTCATTATTCGTCCTCGTTTACTTCTGGCAAACCTGCTAAGCTTGTTAGAATTGAGCATACACCTGCCACGACCGTTGTGCTTGCTGCGTACATCCAGTTAATGTCCGGAACGGCTGCGCCTACGGTGATAGAGGCTAGCGCTGTTTGAGCCATTGTCTTGATTGCTCGAACTCCTGCTGCTTCCCACCATGCTTTGTTTGTAAGTCTACTCATCCTTGTTACCTCCTACTAAAAAGGGCACGCCATCCGGCATGCCTTCAATCACCTATACTATTCTAGAAACCGTTTCTGATGCGTTGATCAGAGTTCCGGCTGCTGATGTAACCCACGTTAGAGCGACCTTGTTTCCTGGTGCAGCTGGTGCTGCCTGGATGACAGCAGATACTGGAAGAGTGATCACGTTGTCTACTGCGGTTGTTGTTACTTGTGCTATAGCTCCAGGGACTGCTGTTCCATTGGCATAAAGTTGCACTTGATTTGTTCCCGCTGCAGTTGCTGAAATCACGAAGCTTCCATCCACTTTATAAGTTCCGGGTTTTACGATCTCCAGAGCGTTTCCGTTTAGATTGACTCTGTTGTTTGTCCGAGTCCGTACAGTTCCCGGTGGGATCGTTGCGCCTGCTGCTAGTATTGCGCTTGTCGTGTTGACGACTTGGATCATGTCTCTACCTCTACGCTACTGTAGCGCCTGCTGGGTAGTAAGTTCCATATTGTGGGTAGTAAGGCGGATTTGTGTAATATCGTCCTAATTGGCTCAAGATGTTATGAGTTTGTACGCTGTTCGAAATTGCCTGCAAGCTTTGATCATATTGAGTTTTCAAGGCATCATATTTGTCTTGCATCATTTGAGTCTTTAAGTTGCAGCAGCATTGTTCCATCTGGTGAGATAGATTGTTAATGCTTTCCTGTACTCCTCCAAAACCTTGGCATAAAGAACTATTTACACCGTTGAAGCCATTCATCATGGCCATCTGTGTTTGGTTTGCGTTCTGCATCTGGTTCACGTTCATCTGGTTGATTAGCTGCGCGTTTTCGTATGCGTTTGAGCAAATTCCATTTGTGATTCCGTCTAGCTTACTAATAATAGCTTGCGTATCAAATCCGCGCTGAACCTCTGCTTGTGTGCCTTGCTGGTTGTTTCCCCAGGCTCCGCCACCAAATCCAAAAATTAAAAAGAATAAAATTAGAATGATAATTCCGTTTCCTTCTAGAAATCCATCTTTGTTTCCAGTTACAGAAGCGATATCAGATAATGATAAGTTGTCCATGTGTGTTCTCCTTTCTTATCTATCTTGATTTTGCAAAATCCTATTTTAGAAAGCCCTTGAACTGTTCCGCCATTTGTTTGGCTTGATCTAGTTGAGCCTGCGTAAATTTTCCGGAGGCCATCAGCTCGTTTAGAAGTTGCTGCGGGTCCTGCGTCCCTAGCATCTTTTTAAATTGCTGAAATTGTTGCAGCATGTTTCCGTTTCCTCCTGGTCTATTTTGAAGTAGTGGATTCATGACAGTTGCCTCCTCTCGCATTCTGTTCTACCTTTGAAAGCCATTCCTTGAATTCTGCTTGAATCTGGTTCATTTGTTGAGTTGGTGCCTGCATCTGCGGCATTCCAAACTGCCCAGGCTGCGGCATGAAATTATTGAAGTATGGTGTATTCATTGTGTTCTACCTCTTTTCACCTATATTCTCTTATATTTTCATGTCTGGAGCCGTCCCTCTTTTGTCCTTCTTTAGCTTGTAAAATCCGAAGGCCATATCAACCAAAAGGGCCCAGTAGTAGTCATTTAAATCCTTGACGGTTTCTTCGAATTCATCTTTTGACATGCCTGCGTCCTGGTAGTGCCATTGCGAGTCTTGCGTTTTGCTTCTTAGCTGATAAACAACTTTTTTCTGTCTGTCGCTCAGTCCTTGTTCCTCAATTAGAAAATGGGCAAAGTCTG